ATGATGAAGAAGACAACTTCGATAACTTGATTGGCATCACTTGGTGCTACAATCCCATGTCCCCACAGGCAATTGGCTACGATGAAGTCTTCATGTCCGAACCTATCAAGCATTAGCATGTTCCATCCAGTTGCCAGACAACAACGTTCCCTTATTCCACAAGGAAAGGTGGTGGGCAACTCGTGGGGTATTGTGGAATAGGCAACAAGGATTTGGTGTCAAGTGACAACTGGGGAGAGACCAGCACATCGCTCTTCCCAATAGATGGCTCCGATTCCACAATCACGCAGCCATTGTATGGGCGGAACGTATTGAATTGGCGGGACAGAAAGCAAAGCCACAACAACATTCCACCTGCAACGAACATTCTGATACGGAGAAACAAGGAAGACGACAAGACCATATTGGGCGCAATTGCCAGAAAGTCATCAACATCTTTCGCCTTTTCCACCAAAACCACAAGCAGGAATGGAGGTTCCAAGGTCAGAACGTCCTTTGGAATAGACGATTTCGACGACAAGCCAATATCGTATGTGGAAGCCCAACACTTCTCGTCTCCCGTGCATGGACTTCCAGATTATGTCCAAGAAAACCTCACGTCCAGAGATTGCATCTTGAGGATGTCGTCAAGCGATGGTCAGACAACAGATGGCGGCATCAAGTTGATGCGGCAGACGATACGGAACTTGCTTGACATATTCACGGACAAGACGTTCAAGAACCTCAGCTCTCCCGAACATCCAATGGACAAGATGTTGGAGGAAAAACTCGATGAATGCCTTGTTCCAAGAAACAAATACATGTCATGGCACAATGAAACCTTGGACAAAATCAAGGAACTGCAGGGAAAACTCGACATTCTTCGCCAGATGCTTGCGTCAATGAAGCCGGTCACGTATGTTGGCAGGATAATTCTGTCAACCAAGGACGATACCGAGCAAAAGGTGATAAGGAACTATGGTGGAAGAAAATGGAGGAGATTGACCAACTTCTTGCGTGGCACGAATCCTGGACTTGAAACAGAAGGAAAGTTGGGAGAGGAGTTCGTCTGCTTGAGGGAATCCAACATCCCAATCCACGCCCACAACATGAAGAAGGTTGAAACAACCCAGAACGACACGCAATACGTCAAGCTTAACCAAGGAGGAGGAAGAGGAGACACCTGCGTTGTGAACGTTGGCATTGGAGAAGAAGAGGTGGACGAAACGTTCAAGTTGGAGAACGTGACAGTAAACCATCAAGTAAGCCCACTTGAATATGACCAGAAATCCATAATCCTCCCACATGACAACTTGCCGCCATACAGAGAGGTGTACATGTGGGAATGCATCGACAGCGGAGAAGATGACGAAACTTGCGAAGTGATATGGCATTCCAATTGCGAGGTTAATGATCCTTCTGCCACAACAGGACTTTCCATTGGACAAAAGATTGGAAAAACGCCACAGTTGGAACGAACTGGATACGTCCTTCAAGGTTGGCACGATAGGTTGGGGCATAAAGTCACTGGAGAAACAACCATATCGAGGACACTGCATTGCTACGCAAAATGGGTTCCAAAAACCTGTACAGTGACATTCAACTTCAACGTTGATGGAGTGGAACCACAAGACAAGCAAGTGACATATGGGGAACCAATTGGACAACCACCCCAAATGCAGGAGAAACCGGGGTACACCTTCAATCGTTGGATTGATGCCAATGGAGAGAAGACAATAGACCTTGATTCGCCATGCCATTTCGTTGAAGACTTCCAAATCAACGCAAGTTGGACGCCAATCCAACATGTTGTGGCATTTGACCCAATGGATGGCACGTTCAGTGGAGAAGATGTGGATGCCATTGTCGTCAAAAGAAACATAGCACATGGCGAAAAAGTTGGCAATCTTCCAGAAGTGAAGAGAACTGGATTCGATTTCTTGGGATGGTATCCAGAATCCATAGACCAAAGAATCAGCAAAGACACGATAATACAATCAGACTATACGTTCTTCGCAAGATGGTAGGCAATAGAGTACAACATTTCCTACGAAATGAATGGACATGGAGATAAGCCGTAGAACGCAAGGAAGACATACACAATTCTCTTGGACGAATACACGCCACCAAAGGCAAGCGACGTTTCCGGATTTCTGTTCGTTGGTTGGGAACCACCCACCATAGAGATAACGCCACCATTGGGCGACATCGTTTTCACCGCGAATTGGCAGGAACATGGAATGATTGTCAGGTTCGACACCAATGGTGGAGACGACACGGTTTACGATAGGGAAGTGACTTATGGTGAACCAATAGGCGAACTTCCAACTGCCACAAGGAAAGGCTATGATCTTGATGGATGGTATCTGGAAAATGGCGCAGAAGTACAAGATAACTTCGTGGTCGAAGAGAATCTCACACTATACGCGAAATGGAACGTCCACAATTACGCCATAAGATACAACATGGATGGTCATGGAGATATGCCTGAAAGCGCATTGAGGGAATACAACATTGAAATGACAACAAGGTATCAACCACCTGTTCCAGAAATTCCAGTTGGATATTCCTTTGAGGGATGGAGTCCAGAATACATAGAGCCGAGATCTGTTGGGGATGTGGAATTCAAGGCAAGTTGGAGAGCCATTTCCTACAACATAACCTGGAATACTGGTGGTCATGGAGAATTGCCATCCAATGTGCCATATACCTATACGGTGGAAGATGAAATAGTTCCTCCACATCTGGAAGAAGACGGATATCAACTCAATGGTTGGGAACCACCAAGAATTGAGGTTGGCTCCACAGGAGACAAGACCCTTGTTGCCAGCTGGTCTGAAGTCCCAAAGACATGGCATCAGGTTGAATGGGACGCAAACGGTGGAGACCAAGTTTCCGAAACGTCAAGGTTGGTTGAGCATGGAAAGCCAGTGGGCGAACTTCCAACTGCAAGCAAGGAAGGTTTCGTTCTTGGTGGATGGGTTGATTCGGATGGAAGTTTCGTGACCGAGGGAACCAAGATACTTGAAGATGTCACCTTCCACGCCACATGGATTGATCAAGACAACACAACAACCATAACATTCAGAGACAACATCCCAGTGACGATAACATACAAAAGCAACGAGGAGGATTGATGCCATGTCGGAACCAAAGATACAGATTGTGGCAAGGGGTGCGCAGACCAAGCTTGAACCAAACACGTTCGTCCATCCAAATGGACAGGTTCTGGTTTCGTGGAACACAAGCAGGGATGGTTCTGGAGAGGAATATCAAGATCAGTCCACGGTGAACATCCAAGAGCCATTGACCTTGTACGCGCAATGGGGACATAGGGTGGAGTGGAATCCCATGGGTGGAACTCCTGTCCCACAAAGGTTGGTGAAAAGTGGACACGAAATCGGCAATCTCCCAATTTCTCAAAAAGAGGGATTCGACCTTGATGGGTGGTACACCAGGCAAACTGGAGGAACCAAGTTGACTGAGAACGAGCCAATCGCACAAGACAGAACCTTCTACGCCCATTGGAAAGGCATGTCATGGGAGAAACTATATCCAGAAAACTCAATCATATACTACTTTGGAGGTTCTGCCACGCAACCAACGTTGCCAATGAACTTGTTCGAGAACAAGCCACAAGGAAACTATCAGTTGTAGTTGGAAAACGTGAAGTTCCATCACAAGGACATTGAAGAACACAAAATGTACATGTTGTTCGTGGTATAGAATTCCCAAAACTCTTCTCAAAGGCAGATACTTGACATGCCAAGCGACAGATGGACTACAAATTTGAACTACCATATTGGACTTGATAACACTGAGGTTCTTGGATACAACCAAAGTTTCGTATGGCTTCTCAACCAAGGCTACAATGGGAATTACGGCTTCTCCTTCGACTTCACCATAAAAAACATACAAATGCCATACGAAAGCAACAACATCCAATTGTGGTTGTACAGAAAAGAGGCAGATTGCGCAGAATCGTACATATCTCTGGAAAACGCCAGAGGAAAGTTGGCAAGAATCAATTGATTGGAGGAAATATGCCAAGATGACCACGACAATACATACATATTCGGACGAAACCATTCAACTTGCAGGTGAGGATGCGTTCCAATGGGAAAACAGGAAACTTGTTGGATGGAACACGAAACCAGATGGTTCTGGCATTCCATATGGACTTGGAGAAATGCGTAGATTCGATGAAAGCACGACACTCTATGCCCAATGGAGACCTGCAGCGCTTCTTGTTGAGAACTCGGACTTGCTTGTGACAGAAGACGGCAAGCATCTGAACATTGGAACCTGAGTTAAGTAAATACAAACATCATATTGGGAGAAAAAGCCATGGCAGACACCAGATTGACAGAACTTCAAGAAAAACAGAACATCAACGATACGGACTTGTTGTATGTTGTTGATCCAAACGAAGAAAACATATAGGACAGAAGCAAGAAGATGCAACTGGGAACCATGATAAGCAAAATCAAGGCAGAAGTTCGGGAAGAAATAGATGGAGAAAGTGGAAGTTCAGGAGGACTTGTGGCATATGGTGGTGGACTGCCATATCTGGACACAGACAAGAATCCAATCGTCAAGGAATTGAAATATACTCTGAACACGGGCAGTAGTGGTAACTCTGGATCACAGGCTGTTCCGTATACGCTGGAAGAAGATTCCATAATCCATAACATATCTCTAACATTAGGTATTGCGGGTGATTAGATTCTAACAACTAACGCTGGTAAAATCAATTTTTAGGCAAAACTTTTGATTCCATATGGCGACAACAAGGAAAATATTCTTTTTCAGAACATATATACGTTTGATCCAAAGATTGATTGGGGAAATAGTTCGGTCGGTTGGGAGAAAAACTTATCGTTCAGCGATGGTTGGCCATTCATACTGAAGAGAGGTACGACAGTCAAGTTGGTTTTAAGTCTGGTAAATAAAGTCAGCGCGTATCCCACACTAAGTTTAGCTGTCAAAATCCATTTCGAGCCAGTTGTCCAACCTGAAATTCAATATAATCCCGAAGAAAATGAGCAACCAGATGGCATCAATGTGAAGTTCACCAATCCAATTCCAGATTGGGGCAGTTTGATGACAATCACCTTGGGTGCTTCTAAAGGCTTCTTCTTGCCAATAGACTCGATTTTATAGCAAGAGGTGGAATCATCAAGTTGGTTGCGTTTTGATAGTGCATAGGTTCCAGCAAACATGTTGACTGACGGAATTCAAGTCACAGCAGGAACTTATATATATAATTCAAATGGAAATGGTTCAGTATCATTAAAAATAATTCCATTGTTGAATGGAAACATATATGACGGTGGCAATTCGATAGTGGAGACCAATATTACACCTTGGGAGTTGACAACCAGGTTGAAAACTCTCAAAATAGACGATGAATCTCCATTTTAGAAGGGGACTGATGTTCCAGATGATTTTGGATTTGGAATATGGGGAACCTCCTCTACATCCATCAGCGCGTCGAATTTCATCAGCAACGCTGAGAACAAGCAAGAAATATCTGACGAATCCTTAAAGGATAACTCATTCAACAAATATGCGGTTTACTGCCCACTAGAGACAACTCACAAATACATATTCAGAATACAAATGTTCAATACAAGAACCAAGAAAAAGCAATCCTTGTCAATCTTTGGTGGCGCAAATAAAAATCATGTGATGATGTTGGATGAAGCAAAAGGAGAAATGGTAGGCAATCTGAAGTTCACAATCTTCCTGGCAAGATTGGGTTGATTCAACTTATACCATCCCCACGTCTGCCCCAAAAGGATCCAAGTCTGCGTCACTGAACTTTGGCAAAATCTTGGAATCTGCTGAACTTATGGTTGAATCCCCTGTTCCAGCATTGTCTGGCATATCGTTGATGTCGGTGAACTCCATGGTGTTCTTGTTGAAATCGAACTTGAGGTTCCCTCTGTCCCCAAGTCTTGACTTCAGTATCTTCATGTGGAAGATTCCATCGGCCTGCTCGTCCTCTGTCTGGTAAAGTCCGGCGAGAAAGTCCGTATGGTGCGCGATTGCCCTTGACTCCGCGATGTTCCCCATTGAGATGTCCGCCGTGTTGAATCCACCAGTGTTGCACTGGACTGCCGTTATGACTGGAATCCCAAACTTGTACGATAGGGCGCGGAGTTCCTTTGCCACAACCGATCCTGTCTCGTACATGTTGGAGTCTGAGGAAATGCTTCCATTGGGCGCAACAAGTCCAAGGTAGTCAACCATGAGGACGTCGGGCTTCCATCCCTTCTTCTCTATCGTGTCCTCCATGAACTGCTCTATTCCCCTTGACGATTTGCTGTTTGGGGGGAATTCCTTCACAAGAAGCCTTGCGTCTGGATGCTCAACCTTGAAGAACTTCTCCATCTTGTCCCTGAGGGTCTGGGCGAAAGTTGACAGACCAAGGTCATCAATGTCAATCTTGGATATGAGGGAATCGAACCTGCGAAGATAGACGTTCTGGCTCATTTCCATTGAGATGACCATGACCTTCAACCCCTGCTTGAGGAAGTTGTAGCCAAGGTTGGCAAGCATGTTTGACTTTCCAAGACCGGCTTGCGCCATGAAGATGTAGAGAGACTTGCCATCCTTGAGAAACCCACCATGAGTGATTTCGTCAAGGCAGTTCCATCCGGTTGAAATCCTCGCGGTTGGATTCACAAGATAGTCTATGTGATCCTGAATTGACTCGTCTATCTCATCGTTCGACAGCTCAACGCCAAAGTCCATCTTCTCGAACAGAATCTTCTGGATGTCCTCGAACTTCTTGAGGGTATCCATTACAATCTGATCAGTGTTCTTTTTCTCAAGTGAAGTGGCTGCGTCAAGAAGCGCGTTCCTCATCGCCTCCTGCTTGACATACGCCTCTATCTTGGCAATCCTTGTCTCGTCGGATTCAAGCGATGGTCCGAGATTCAAGTCCTTCGCCTTGTTGAAATCGAATATCGCCTGTGTGATGTCAACCTTGTTCGCCTCAATCAACTGACCTTCGTTCCTCTTCTGAAGAACCGAGTCAACAAGATCCCTTGTGACAAGCCCACCATATTTCCTCCAGTACAATACCGCGATTTCCGACATCACCCGTATGTTTGGAGTTCTGAACCATCTGAAGTCAACAACCATGGAAAGCCTGCCCATGAAGTCAGGATTCGTTATCATTTCCCTGAACATCATGAGTTCCAGCGTCTTGTCGGAAAGTTCCTCTCCCGCCGACTTGAAAATGCCACTATCTTCTTTGCCTTTGTTGTTCATATGACCTATCCAATTATACAACACTGGAAATGGCGCGTAAACGATTTTACTTGTGTCAACTTAAGTGGTATAATTGGATAGGTAAAATGGAAACTTGAAAGGCGCACTGCAATGGGACTTGACATATCAGTAATGAGGACAGGCAAGGGAATAGACCTTGGACAGCTCTATACGATACATAACGCAATCGTGGATGGCATGGACTGGTATCTCGGGGACGACAAGTCCCAAAGGCATGAAAAGTATCTGAGGTTGAAGGAGAAGGCACTTTTTCTGAGCAGGGAGAAGGTGTTGAATGACGTTGCAGTTCCTGACTCCACCAAGAAGTTCCTTGAAGGAATTGACAAGGACAAGTTCGCAACCTATCTGTCATGGGTTGTTGGGTCCATTTCGGATTTCGTTGACGAGAACAACACGCATCTCTCCTTTGACTGGGACTTGCTTCCTGGAATCACGGTGCTTGACTCCTGCTCCTGGAACTTGAAGGACATATTCGATAGATGCGCAAAGGAAGATGGAGGAGCAAAGTATCCAGACGGGGACTTCATCGTTGAACTTGACCTTGGCAAAATCCTGGAAATGGACAGACTGTGGAGGAAGAAAAGTTGGAAGATGAAGCTGGCGAAGGTTGTCGGGTGGTTCTCCCCAATTGTTGAAAGCAGGATTGTCAACGATTGCGCCGAAGACCTTGGACTCAACGACAAGTTCGTCAATGCTGACGATCTGCTCTACTATAGGGACGAGATTGGGAAGGTTGCCAAGTTCATGAACGAATCCAACGACAGGCTCTGGCTTGTATCGTCCTATTGAGGAAAGAAAGACATTATGGAAAACAGAAAAAACATATCTGAATACGCCCTCAAGGTGGAGGACTTTGAACAGTTCCTTGGGGCATTGAACACCTTCGACACAACCCTTGCTCAGCCATGCTGCCAAGCCACGATTGGAAAGTCCGAGACCACCATGTTCAACAAGTGGTCAACGGGAAAGTCAGATCTGTTCACAACGGCAGTACACCTTGACGAATCAACCCTCCCAAAAGATGGCGAGATTGAGGGATTGACCCTCTTCATCCCCAACGTGAAGAAGTTCATGACTGTTCTCAAGAACGTTGGCAAATACTACGACATCAAGGACATGACCCTTTTCAACGAGGGTGGGAAGATTGGTCTTTACGTCTGCTCACAGGCGTCCTATGTCAGAATCGCGTCCCCAAAGTACAACATCAAGTTCCAACTGTCAACAAGCGCGGTTGTTGAATCGCAGCTTGGGAACATCGAGAAGGTTCTTGTGCCATCAAAGTACGGCGAGGTTGTACACAGAACCGCGAACATTGAAGACCTCCAGTCAAACTTCCTTCTCTGCGCCAATGTGAACGCAAACAAGTTCTCCGAGATTTCAGACCTCATGGCTACCCTGTCCGAGGCAGGGGAGTCATCAATCAAAATCCAGATCCCAGAACAGGCTAAGATTGAGGAGGACGTGAACCCCAACCCATTGGCAAACACCCTCTATGCCACAATCTCCGACAACCAGAAACTCGTGAAATCCAACATTGGCAACAAGGTATCGGTGGAGTTTGGCAAGATGACATACGCTGCGGCAAACTACCTTGACATCTGCTGCACAACCTCCACAACGCAGAACTTCGTTTTCCTCTGCAACAAGGAGATACTGGACACCCTTTCCTCAACATGCAAGTCGTTCATGGCAACAACAAAGGCAAAGGACATCGAGATTGTGATCTCAAAGCCAAATCTCATCCACCTCAACATGAACGTGGTATCCCAGACCGCGAAATCCGAAATCTACGTCACTGTGATTGGAACCAAGGCAGCAGCCATGTTCTGATTTCTCCACCATTTTCTTGTAAATACCATTATCCACACAGATACAGGAAATGAAAATGGATTTACAAGAAATTTACAAGGCATTGCGCTCAGAATACAACGGCAAGACATGGAGCGACGAATTCCTCCCAACGCACGTTGACCTTCGAGGAGACCAGATTATATGCTGGTTCGAGATTGACGAAGATGACGAGGAATTTGAGGAAAAGCGGGACTGCACAATCTCCTTCTACGACGAGGTTGTGAGGTTCCTGGTTGACAACTTCGGAGAGGAGTTCAAGTACGAAGACCCAAGAATCTCCGACGATTACATTGACAAGAACAACATTCATGGACAGTACGAGATTGTCCTTGACGATGACGGGGAAAGCCCTGCTGTGATAGCAATTTGGGAAAACGAGGAAAATGAAATGAAATCAAGGTTCAACGAAAACAAGTCCAGTAAACTTGTTTAGGAAATGTGGGAACGTTATTCAGCAGCAAATGGATGCACAATCCATGACTGTGGTGACTGCTTTGTTGTCACGAACAAGAACGGAACAACAATTGGAGAATGCAAGACGATGGACGAGGCCGAGACAATCGCCGAAAACGCGGATGAATACACCGCGAAGAAGTTGGGAGGATATGCTGAATCCAGGAAACTCGTCAAGGAAGGTGCCGGAGCAGGCTACACAGTGGAAATCAAGGGCTTGAAGTTCGGCAAGATTATTGACTACAAGCTCGAAAAGGGCGAGAAATCCTGGGAAGATTCCTACAAGGTCAAGGTTGAAGTTGTACCTGGCACATACGAGATAGCGGCATAGGACTACTACAACGACTTCTTCTGGCAGGAGCATGAATTTGGCGAGACTCCAGATGCGCAGATTGATGGTGGCTATGCCATATTCGACATCGCACTGGATGGAAACCCAGATGAGGACGATGAAGCACTGTTTCAGATGAGCAGAGAGCTGCAGAACAGGAAACTGGACATTTCCTTTGACTATGGATAGGGATGGACGCATGTAGACCTTCCAAGGGAAGAAATTGAATTGGACGAACGTGTTGACATAGACGAGCGTGAGGTCTACTTTGGCATTGACAAACTGGTTTTGAACGCACCAGACCTTGCGGATGCCGTCAACAGTGGATTCCAAAGCACGTTTGACCAAGGAGAAGAGGATGCCGAGGAAGACGAGGACGGAGAGCCAATGGACGAGTCCTATGACTATGACAAGGACGATGGACGAAAGAAGGTAATGGCAGCGCTTGAAGAATTCAGGCAGGTTCTGTGGGACGACACGAAGGTTGACGACAAGGATGAACATGACTTGAGAAGGTCGCTTTTCCAAGACGTTGACGACAAGATTTCACAGGCAATCCAGAAATACTTCAAGTACAGCAGAATGTGATTGAGAATCTGGAAAACAGACGAACAAAGACCAGGAGAAATCCTGGTCTTTTGCTTTTCGCCAACTTTGGCTATTTACACTTCAAATGGAGGGATTATTCGCCAACATTAGCGAGATAACATTCCTCCATCTGCTTTCTCAATTCGGCCAATTGGTTCTCCAATCGCTCTTGTTGGCTTCTCGTCAGATTGAATGTGTCCCATCTGATGGCAGTCTTCAACTCGTCAAATTTTCTGTAAACATATTCTTGGGATGATGTATTCATGGTTGTTGTGCGTTGCGTGTGGTTATATGCCCATTTGGGCATATCTATTTACCATATTGAAAATGCACGGAACAATGGTAAATAGATGAAAACGAGGACAATCAACCATGGCAATTCCAGTTAGATTCTATTCAGTGACAGCAGAGGAATACGAGAGGATACGTCAAGAGATGCAGGAGGCGTGTCATGTACAGGAAATGCAAGAGGAAGCTGAGAGAAAACGCGACCTTGAAGGTGGTGTATTCTTCGTTTCTGGTTCGGAAACATAGACAAATAATCAAGGAAATGGAGGTGAATGAGCATGGCAGTACCAAGTGGCATAAACCATTTTCAACACCCAAACCAGACAAGAAATCTCAACAGAAATCAACAACTTGTCTATCCTGGAATCAATGTCAACGCCAACGATGGCATCTCTAACCAGAATGCCTATGCTAACAAGAACAAATGGTATGCAGACATACCCCTGTATCTCGTATTAGGGCCCTCGTTTTAGAACGTCAACCTCCGGCTTTCAACTTTCACCATCCCCTCAATAGAAATGGGAACAGACAAGGTGATGTATAGGTCAATTGAGATTGAAAGACCTACATATGCCATGTCTCCAGGGTCAAAGGAAATCACCTTCAACTACTTCATCAATGCAGATTGGACCGATTACAGGGCCTTGTACAACTGGATGATGAACAACGCCCCAGTCAACAAGGGAGCGAACGCATTGGACACAGGGAACGTGGATGGTTCTGGATTGTTGAACGTCTGCGACATTGATGTCACCTTGCTTTCCCCATACAAGAAGCCTGTGGTTGGATTCAGATTCAAGAACTGCTGGATCAAGGCGTTCTCG